CGAAGAGCGGACAGAGTTCCCGGCTGAGTTCGTGCCCATCTTCCCCGTGCTGGGGAATGAAGAGTGGGACGAAGGCAAGCGCCGCCTGTCTGGTTGCATCCGGCTGGCCCGTGATGCGCAGATCACCTATAACTTCGAGCGCAACAGCGAATTTGAGGCCGTTGCTGTCGGCCCGAAGGCGCCGTGGACCGGCCCCGCCGAAGCCTTCGCGGGCTATGAGGACCAGTGGCGGCAGTCGAACAAGGGCAACATCGCGTTCCTGCCGTTCAACACGCTGGACGAGAACGGCAACCCGATTCCGTTCCGCCCTGAGCGCATCCAACCTGCTGGCATCGCAACCGGCTGGACGCAACTGAGCGAGCGCAGCAAGAACGACATTCAGGCCGCGCTCGGCATGTATCAGGCCACAGTCGGCAACAACCCGAACAGCCAAAGCGGCCGGGCGGTCATGGCCTTGCAGGACAAGGCAGACGTTGGCTCGTTCCACTACGTGGACAACCTGGCACTGTCGATCAGCCATTGTGGGCGCGTGCTCACTCAGGTTTGGCCCGTCATCTATGACCAGCAACAGGTGCTGCGCATCATCGGAGAGGACGACGACCCGCAGTTTGTGACCGTGGACCCGGATGCGCCCGACGCTTACGCGGAACAGCGCGACGTTACCGGCAAAAAGACCGTCACCATCAATCCAAGCGTTGGCCGGTATGACGTTCGCACCACCGTAGGCCCGGCATTCCAGACGCGCCAGGTCGAGGCCGCTGCTGAGTTGGGCGAAATGGTCAACGGCAATCCGCAGTTGATGGCGATCCTGGGTGACGTGTGGGTGAAGATGCGCAACTTCCCCGAGGCCGAGAAGATCGCCCGTCGCCTGAAAGCCATGCTTCCGCCGCAGGTTCAAGCGGCCGAAGAGGAAGAACAGCCCGCAGTGCCGCCGCAAGTCATGGCCGTACTGCAACAGGCGCAGCAGGAAATTCAAGCCCTGCAACAGCAGTTGCAAGAGGCGCAGTCAGGCATGGCGGCCAAACAGTTGGAGGTGCAGGCCAAGCTGCAGCAGACCGCGATGGTCGAGCAGTCCAAACAGCAACTGGCGCAGGCTCAGATCGAGTCGGCCGAACGCATCGCGGCCATCAATGCCGATGTGAAGCGCGACATGAGCGAGCTTGCCGGAGCCATTCAGTTGATGGCTAAGAAGATGGAAGTGCCGTTGTCCCTGAGCACCGAAGTAGAGGGCGACTTGGCCGAGCCTGAAGAGGTGAAGCCCGACCCGATGCAGCAGACCATGCAACTGATCGCCGAGGCAATCGCCGCGCAGTCCGCACCGAAGCGTAAGCGAATGGCGATTCAGGCCCCGAGCGGGCAGGTCTATCAGGGCGTGATTCAGGACGAGGACGGCGCATGACCGGCACCGGCACCGCTGAGATTGACTTCGGCGCGCACCCCGGCAGCAATGAGGCAAGCGTGACTGTCGCGGCTGTTGGTGTGACGCCGACAACCCACGTTGAATCGTGGGTCATGGCAACTGACAGCACGACAGACCACACCGCAGCGGATCACCGCTACTTTGCAATGCTCTGCGCGCTGACCGTAGGCGCGGGCACCGATGAATTCACGATCTACGGGCGCAGCGAGCACAAGCTGACCGGCGCCTTCAAGATTCACTATGTCTGGGCTTCGTAATGGCACTCGATAGCAACATCGTCGGCGCACTGTCCGGCACTGGCGCAAACGTCGATGCAGACCGGCAACTGCTGGTCCGCACAAACGACGACCCGGCCAAGGCTGGCGCCGCTGCGCTGTATTGCGTCAACGACGAAGGCGACATTCTCGGCGCCAAGTACCACAAGAGCCCCGAAGTCTCGCAGGACTTCCGCATGCGTGTCGGCGTGGACACGATCCTTTTTTCGGACACGTTCAACGCGACCGCGCAGAACACCGGCAACTGGAAGCACACGTTCACCACGATGACGATGACCCAGAGCGCTGGGTTCTTGAACGTCAACGCGGCTGGCACGAGCACGGTAGCCAACAACTCGGCATTCCTGCAGTCGTGGCGCTACTTTGCTTTGCAGGGTACGGCTCCACTAGCCGTGGAGTTCACCGGCCAGTTCACGGACTACCCGACCGCCAACGAAGTGTTTATGGCCGGTCTTGGTGTCGCGGTTGCTGCGGCGCAGCCCGTTGACGGCGTGTGGTTCCAGTTGAGCAGCGCGGGCCTTGAGGGCGTGCAGCGCTACAACAGCGGCGCGACGGTTAACACCACGCTGGTGGCCGATGTTTCTACGCTGCCGCTGAACACAAACGCCAAGTATGTGGCGGTGATCGGTGAGCGTGAAGTTGAGTGGTGGATCGATGATGTGCTGTATGGGCGCAGCGAAATCCCCAACGCCAACGGCCAGCCGTTCCTGTCCACCTCGCTGCCGGTCTTCATTCAGAAGTACAACAGCGGCACGGTTGGCAGCAGCCCGAACATGATCGTCAAGGTTGGCGATGTGTCCGTCACGTTGATGGACTTGAACGCCAACATGGCATGGGCCAACCAGATGGCCTCTTGCGGTCTGGGCATGCAGGGCCTGAACGGCGGAACGATGGGCTCGCCGCAGGTTCAGTGGGCCAATACCGCACTGCCCACGGCGGCTGCGGCCACCAACACCACGGCGGCGCTTGGCGCTTTCCTTGGCGGCATTTTCCTGATGAACGCACCGGCCGCCTCGGCAACGGATGTGATCATCGCCAGCTATCAGAACCCTGTTGGCAGCGTCAACCAGACCGCGCGAACGATGAAGATTCGCGGGATCAAGGTGGACTGTGTAAACAGTGTTGTGGCTGTCGCAACAACCGCCAGCACGTTTGCGGTTGCGGTTGCGTGGGGCGGCTCGGCATTGAGCTTGGCGACTGCTGAAACCGGCAGCTTTGTTACGGCAACGGCCAAGGCCCGACGCATCCAGCCGATTGGCGTGATTTCATTCCCCGTGGGGGCGGCCATAGGCGCGCAGGCGAGCGGCATTCAGTTCGACTTTGAGGCGCCGCTGGTCATCAACCCGGGCGAATACGTGCAGATCATCGCCAAGATTCTGGTTGGCACTGCGACGGCGACCGAAGTGTTCCAGTGGGTGATTAGCCCGAACCTGTACCACGAGTAAACCATGTCGCTGCTGCTGGCGCTGGTCGGCGCGGATGTAGCGCCCCCGCCAGTTGAGCAGGTAACACCCGGATATGGCGGATTCAGGCTAGACCCGCCACGCAGACGCAGGCGCGAAGCCTGGCAGGACGAACTAGCCCGGCTGCGCGAGAAGCTAAAGCCTGAAGCGCCAAAGGTAGCTCGGGCTGCTGAGATTGCAGAGCCTTTGGCTGTGGTTGCCCCGCAGCTTACGAAGGCAGATCAAGCCTATATCGACGGCGCACTAGCCGCGATCATTCAGGCGAAGAACGAACAGGAAGCCGCACGCAAGGCCATCAAGGCTGCGCGGGCGGAACAGGAGCGCGCCGCCGCTGAGTTGCTGCTGATGGCAGCGATTGAGGCGGAGCGGATCGCGCAACAGGAAATGATGGACTTCGACATTGCCTACGTGGCGGCGGTGTTGGCGTCTAGCTAGTTCTCTCCTCGGCAAGTTAGGCCCCCTTGGGAAACCTCGGGGGCTTTTTCTTTGCCTTTCCGACTTGGCGCGGATTGACGCCATGCAACGCGAAAGCGAAATGTCTACAGAAACCACCGTCGCGCCTGAAGCCGAGACGCTAACCCCCGCTTCTGAACTGGCAGCACCCCCGGAAGTCGCCACCCCGGAAGCCGAAGCGACCGAACCGCAAGACCAGTCGAAAGAGCCCGAGGAAGACCCCCGGGACAAGACGGTCAAGCGCATGGAACGGCGCATCGAACGAGTTACAGCGGCCCGTTATCAGGAGCAAGCCCGCGCACAGCAGGCGGCTCAAGAAGCGGAGCAGCTACGTCAGCGCCTGGCTCAGTACGAGTCTGGAAGCGAACCGGAACAGCGGCAGCAGGCGGACCCTGTAGCCCTGGCCCGGCAGATCGTGACGCTTGAGAAAGTCACCGAGAAAAGCAACGCCGTCATCCGTGAAGGCGCAAAGCGTTTCGAGGGCTTTGACAAGGCGGTGTCCGTGGTGATGGAAGAGGCCGGGCCTCTCTTTACCCCGGTTGCGCCCGGTGCGCGTGTGGGCCTGCCTACCGCCATCGGTGAAGCGATTCTTGATTCCGACGACCCGGCCGCCGTGCTGCATTACCTGGGCAACAACCCGGACGCAGCGGCGGACCTGGCAGGGCTGACAGCCTCCCAAGTGGCCCGAAGGATTGCGCGGATCGAGTTTGATCTGAGCAAGCCCAAAGAGCCGAAGCAATCCAACGCCCCCAAGGCGCTTACGCCGGTCAAGTCCACAACCAAGGACGACGGCGGCTTGTCGGACAACTTGAGCCCTGAAGAGTGGGCAAAGCGGTTCTACAAGATGCGTCGCGGGGGCTGATTTACACCTGAAAGCGAACCATGCCTAACACCATCCTGACCCCTACCGCCGTCACGCGCTCTGCGCTGGCGATCCTTCACCAAAAGCTGAACTTCATCGGCACCATCAACCGTCAATACGATTCGAGCTTCGCATCGTCCGGCGCGAAGATCGGTGACTCGCTGAAGATTCGCCTGCCGA